AGGTGGCCCCACCGTACCTCCACTTGCTGCTGAAGTATGTGCTGTATCAGTTATCCAAGACTTTGAGATATGTGAGACTGCATCGTTCTTAGCGTATGCAACACTAGAAGCTGACCACGCACCTCTCCATGTCATACCAGGGCCGTCAATCGTCTCTCCATTAGCTAAGATAAGAGTTCCTTTAATTGTGAGGTTACTACCATCCCATGAAAGCCTTGCGTCTTCAGACCCACTCGCAGTATTATCAAGATAACGCCCAATCTTCATTACTCCATCAGAAGTGAGTTTTACTTTCTTTTCAGTACTGCTATACAATTCTATAGGAGTATTAAACATCCTTAGACCATTGGTGTTATCAGCCGTGAGTCCTTTAAACCCACCAGTAACTGCAAGAGTAAGGTCGTTTCCAATAGCTATTCCAAATTTGTCAGTTCCACCATAATCAACGTAGCTAGAGAGTTGTCCCACAGCTACCGTAGGCTTCAAATCATTCCAATTAGAAGTACCTGTTCGTGCATATATACCCATTGTAGGCCCAGCGTGACTTAAAATTGTGGATGTACTGGTAAGGTCTATAAATCCTTCACCCGCAGCACTACCAAGTGAACAAACCGCATCACCATCTACCCAAGCATTTGCTCCCGTTGAATCTAAGTTCCTACTTGTTATGTTGTATCTATATCCACCAGTAATACTTGAAGGAGAACTAGCACTCATCTTAAATACTTCCTGTTGAGCTGAGCCTGCAGGAGCCGTCTTCATTATAACATACTTTCCAGTAATATTATTATGCTCTACATCCATTGTAGTTGCACCAGATGCTAAGTCAGCTATGAGCTTAGTCGTAGGAGCTACCATTATCCTCCCACCAATAGTAGCTAATATGTCTTGAGCTACTAGAGTCTCTACTACAAGTTCGGATGCGTACAATGAACGGAACTTTCTATTGTAATCACCCAAATCAATATCACTGCTTCCAAGAGGAAGAACATCAGAGCCACCTGGTTCAAGAGTAATATCAGCAATGCTAATCAATCTAGGTGTGGTTAATGTAGTAAATGAGGGTGTACCATTTGTACTGACATCTTGGTTAAAGTCATATCCGTCTGCTTTATCAGCGTTAAGATTAGGAACAAGAGTAGTATTACCAATAACAAACGGATTAGTATTGCTAAAAGTGTGACTTGCTGATACTGTCCTTGCTGTAGAGATATGCATATACTGAGAATGGTCATCATTACTTAAATCATCTAAATCTGAGTGAGACTTGATAGCTCCACTTGTTGCTCCCCCAGCGCCAGCGGACACAGATGTAGATACAATTGATGGTTGGCTAGCCACTGCTCCCCCAGAAAAACTAGCATTAGAAGTAGACATCTCAACCCACCCAGTTTCTCCTTTTACCAAGTGAGATAGTCCTCCATCAGGACGTTGTGTAAAAGTCTGGTCTCCTAATGAGCCTGAATTAGGGTTGGGTACACCCCTCTTAGTTCTCGGAATTGTAGCCTGTTCATGTCTTGCTCGTCTTGTTGATTTTTCAGCAGGCATTATCGGATAGACCTCTCTCTGTATACAATAGTCATATCATTAATCTCAAATGTAGAAGGTACAGTTGCAGTCGCAGCTAACTTTAACTGAAAAGACTTTATATTATTAGACTCAGACGATGTATCTGGTCTCAAGACAGCTTCAGACCATGAACTACCTGTACCTTGAAGAGTATTTGATTCATAATTAGTTCCATCTTCAAAATCATACCCATAAGTAGTTCCTCCGTTTGTATCAAATGTAGCATATATATTTGTATCTGAAGGAGATTTATAAGTAAGATATACTCCATATACTCTCTTCACTGTGCCAGGATTCCCAAAATCTATATCTCCAGTTCTAACCTCATAAGAGGTAGAAGACTGTACTGTGTCATCCCACTTCTTTATATTGCCAGAACTATCAAGTGTTTTAATAATATTATCAACGTCTAAAACATAATTTGTTGTAGAAGCTGGTGCCCTTTCCTTTATCTTAGTCCATCCATTAGTGGTTAAACAATACTCATACATATCATCTGACGCAGTACCCTCATCGCTCCAATCACCAGTTACAAATAGTTTCCTCTTGTTAGGATAATAAAATATCTGGCTATTTACATTAACATGATTAGCCCAATCATCTTCATGGATAGCACCTTCTGTTAAATTATTAACCTTCTGCCCGTCATATAGATAACACCCATTTTCATTTACCCATGCAATACCAAAGTCTGTTTTACAAACAGCCCCTGGGTGAACAACTCCCTTACCAACAAAAGTATCTTCTAAAAACTCCGCAACTTTAGTCGCATTGATTAAATACATAACTCCTCTTTTAAACTGAAGAATCCTGTCTGCGTAAGTTTCTAACTTAATAATATCATCACCATCATTAACAACTACATCTATCTCTCTACCAACAGAAGGAAAACAATCAAAAGAATTGGTTACAGATTTAATCATCCTGTCCCCGTACTTTTTTCCATTCTGCTCTATATTGCCTATATAAACCTTCCTGTTAAGAACAACTGCTGTCTTATACTTAGCTGAAATCGTATCAACAGTAGGTTTAAACCCATTCAAAGATTCATAAGATTCAAGAAGTGGAAGTCCAGTAGTCTCTATTGAATTGGATTTACTACCCGAGGTATGCTCCGTAGCAAATGCGTCTACTGAAGAACCCAGCTTATCAGCAGGAAACTCAGACTCCCAAGAACCTTTTAAACCCTTGATAAAATTTAACTGAGCTATCCTATATGGGACATCATCCTCTATCATATATAGATTTGCACCAGTAATTCTTTTATTCGTCCATGCATTTCTAACGTGTCCCGTAATACCAATCTTATATCCAAAATCATTTGGATGTAGGCTCACAGCCTGCGTAGGCATTGAGAATAATAAACTTTCAGCACTATCATTTTCATCATATACAAAGGAGTAAGCAAACTTCTTAGACCCTTTAGCACCAGAGGAACCTGTTTTCTCAGTATCTCCTATTCTCAAATCAGAAATCTGCATCACAGGTACAGCCGAATCAGTAAAATCTGATGAAGTAGTTACACTTCCACCACCAGTTAAATCAATAGCCATATCAGTAATAAAACTAAACTTAATAGGAGTTAACGTACTATCTCCAGAACCGCTCTTTTCTGTAACTTCATCATATGGAAGCTCAAGAACAACCCACTCACCAGGGTCAGCGAGAAAGAGATTAGTTAATGGAATTTCCCATCTAATCCAATTGTCAGAAGCATCGTATAACTGAATCTTAGGATTAGAAAGAGTGATAGACCACGCCTGATTCTCATCAACAATTTTAGAATGTGTTCCCATCCACATATCTCTGTTATCCATATCTTCAAGCCTAAGAGCAACATAAGCAGCCTTTCCAGTTGATATTACAGTAGAATTAGAAAAATCAGGAGATGTCCAGTAGTTTTTTTGTTCAGCATCATCATCATTCTCATTTACTAACTTCCAACCCAATCTCCTATAAAACGCTCCTTCAAATCCACCACCTTGTCTAGATTGAGTCTGAAGATGTTCCCCAGCAGTATCTGTCATAGTCCACGCAGATGCACTATCAAACGCAGGAACAGAAGTTGTTGACTCTCTTATATTCCTAATATGCCAGTGAACCCTCTCAGTACCCACAAGACTATTGGGAGCAGTTTTAGTAGTATATCCTTGTATAGGGGCAGTCAGCTCTTGTAATGTTTTAAACCATTCTTTTACATCGATTGTTGTTGAAGCATCTGTAAATAGAGTCCTATCTATAGCTCCAATCCAAAGAGAATTATTACCAGAATTAAATCCAGCGTCGGACATCCTTATAGCCCCATCAACATTATAAAAGATAGGTTGAGGGTTTTCACTTCCACCAGCCCAATCTGATGATGTATCTAAATGAGTAGGGGTTTCCCAATCAGCACCATCTGCACTCCAATAGAGTTTTTTATCTGCATCTCTCCAACCTAATAGATAATCTGTTCTAGTTCCTGTAGCAGGATTTCCATCCCAATCTTTATGATAATCAGAAGAGAACCTGAATAATCCATACCCTTTAGCAGACGCATTAGCGGCAGGCTTTGTAGACGCACTGTTAGTAACGGTTGTAAAACTACCAGCATTGGTAATCTTTCCAACGTCATCTATAGAAACATCTATTGCTTCAGATAATTGAGTATCCCCTATATCGCGAGCATCAGATTTAGAGTTCAGCCCTCCATGAAAGGCTTCTACCTTGTGGAATTTCCTTGCCATTTAGTAATTTTTTAATACCTCTTTAATTTTCTCTAGCATCTCATCGTCCTTCTTAGACTTGGTTGCTTTAACAATCATTCCTACGACCTTTAGAACGATA